TGGTCAAGACCTTTGCTCCCACCACGACCAAAGCCAAAACTGCGGCACGTCCGAAAGTCCCAAATAAGCGTGTAGCTGTAGGCACAGCTAAGTCAGCGGTCTCGACCATGCAAGCTCGTATCAAGCGAGCACGTGTAGCGAGAACCACTACGGTGAAAAAGGCTAGGAAGATATGATCAACAAGAAGATGGCAGCTATCTTGGGAATGGATGTTCCCGATGACGAGGTGCTGGTTCAAGAGATTGTTCCGGTCGAACCTCACGAACTGATCATGGTGGACAACCCTGATCTCCCGCCGATGTATGACATCGACCGCAAACTGCTTCAGGCCGAGAAGCAGCTTGAGGAGGTCATCCAGTTTACCCTGGGATACCAGAAGACGTTGTTCAGTGAGGTGGCCTCGGTTGATCCGAAATACCGGTCTCGCTATGTTGAGGTCGCCAACGGAACCCTGGGCATCGCACTGGATGCCATCAAGGTGAAGATCAAGACCCAAGAGAACCATCGGAAGCAGCGACTGGAAGAGGCCGAGTTCATCAGCCCCCGCACCAACAAGAAAGCGGGTGAGGGAGTCACCAACAATTTCTTCGTGGGAACGAGGGAAGAGTTGATCGAATTTGCCGAAGCCCAATCGCTTCTCGGTGGTTCAGCAATCGATGGCGAGATCGAGCCCAACTAGTTGACGATCACCAGTGCCTTGCCCTTGCCCTGTTTGGGGTAAATATCAGTGAAGGAAAATCTCATGAAACCATTCCGCGCACACCTGGTCGAACAGGAAGAAGACTACGAATACAAGCTCTGCTCCGTGGAGAACATCCACGATCATGAAGTCTTGGGCCACATCAGGATGGCGCTTGGGAAGTATGGATTGATGTCGATGGAAGTTGCCGGGGTTCAGACCCAGGTGACGTCTGCCAGCAAGCTTCAGTTTGACAAGTATCCGTTCCGCCCAGTCTATATCGTCAAGATCGTGATGTCGGGCCCGTTGAGCAGTCGGAATGCCGAGCAGAGCGTTGCGTTGTTCACTCGCATCCCCCAGGAGAAAATCCGGTTCTTCGGGAAAGACGACGAGATCGTCATGGACGGTGCTGATGTCGAGCAGCATGGACATCCGGTTGAAGTTGGATCGGACCAGGCCCAAGCAGAAGTCGGGGATCGCCGTGCCAAGTCACTGGTGTCCGACCTGATGAAAGAAATTGCAGCCAAGCGTTCGTCACAAACCATCGAACGACCGATCTACGAGGGCTTCACTGCCAGCCATCACGAGATCAACAAGATGCTCGGGATCAAGTCACCGCGTGGCTTCTACATGATGGAAAGCACCACCGCTGGTTTCGCTACGATCACCGGCCCGTTCCGCAAGTGTCCGGACAACTACGACTACGTGGGGCGCACCCCGGTGGCCGTGCTGAAGGAGACCCGCACTGTTGGCTCCCTGGTCGAGTATGATGTCGAGTTCGCAGCCGCCGATCTTCAGGCCGATCCTGCTGATGGCGGAGACCGTGCCGTGGGTGAGCCCACCAGCGTGGAAGTGACTGATCAGGACACCGGAAAGGTCTACACCATTGTGGTTCGGGCGACCAGTGACAACGAAGCTCGTGCCAAAGCCGTGGCCACGATTTCGTCCCGGAAGGGGATTAGTGCTGACCGGTTGATGCCGACTGCACCGGACTCGGTATCCAACTGAGTCCCCACCGAACGATCATATTAGCATAAATACTCTAGTGCAATCATTGGAGTAATTGGATTTGGCGCACCTGGAGAGCGATGGCGGTGTTATCAAGCCCTCGGGCTATCGGCAGGAGTATACCCTGGAGCAGGCCAAAGAGCTTGCTCGCTGCAAGCGTGATCCGATCTACTTCATCGAGAAATACGTCAAGCTGAAGCACCCCAAGCACGGGGCCATGCCCTTCATCCTGTATGAATTCCAGAAGCGTCTGATCCAGACCTACATGGGCAACCGGAAGTGCATCGCTATGCTTTCCCGGCAGTGCGGGAAGACCCAGACGGCTGCGGCATTCCTGCTGTGGTGGGCCATTTTCAAGAAGAACCAGACCATCCTGATCGTGTCCAAGGACCAGGGTGGTGCGGACGAGATCATGGAGCGTCTGTGGTATGCCTATGAAGAGCTTCCGTGGTTCATCAAACCTGGCGTCAAGAAGAACGACGTCAAAACTAAAGCCTTCGACAATGGATCGAAAGTTCTGACCAAGGCTACCACCCCGAACGCCGGTCGTGGTCTGTCGGTGTCGTTGCTGTATCTGGACGAGTTCGCGTTCGTTCGTCCGAGCTTTGCCAATGCGTTCTGGACCTCGATCAGCCCCACGCTGTCCACGGGTGGTAACTGTATCATCACCAGCACCCCGAACACGGACGAAGACAAGTTCGCCAAAATCTGGTTCAACGCCATACCCAGCCCGATCAGCGATCTCTGGGAAGACAAGCTGGCCAAGCGGTATGCCATCACCCACGACGATGAAGAGCCCTACGAAACCATCTTCGAGAACGATGCCGCCAAAGAGGCCCTGGAAGCCAAATCGTTGCGGCTTATCGATGATGAGGATGAGGAAGACGACGAGGGCTTCGTCAGCTTCCACGCCCACTGGACCAGCGTCCCTGCCGTCATCAGCACCACGGGCAAGGTTGTCGAGTTTCGTGGCGAAAAATTCAAACGGGCCCAGATCAAGGGCGGTCTGACCAACGAAGACTGGATGCGGGAATTCGAGTGCTGCTTCATCGGTGGCGACAGCACCCTGATCTCCGGTCCCAAACTGGCATCCTTCCGTAGCACCGTGCGTGATCCTCGCTTCGTAGACAAGTGGGGTTGCCGGTGGTATGAGCAGGTGTTGCCGAACACCCCGTATGCAGTCGTCATGGACCCCAGCGGAGATGGGATCGGTGATGATGCTGCTATCCAGGTGTGGGAAATCCCGACGATGCGGCAGGTTGCCGAGTGGAACGATTCTGAGGCCGATCAGGATGAGCAGGCCAGGATGTTGCGCCGGGTGCTGCGGAAGCTGGTGGCCATGCAAGAGGCTGATCCAGATCACAACGGAACGATGGATATCTATTACAGCGTCGAGCGTAACGCCGTGGGGATCGGGATCATCCGGGCCATCGAATACATGGGAGAAGAGAACTTTCCGGGATGGATGATCGATGCTAGTGAGGTATCCTTGTCCACCCGTGGTGAGTCGAATGCTCCACCTGGCATCAGCAAGTATCGGGGGCTGGTTACGACGAACGGGACCAAGCGGCGCTATGCACAAGACCTGAAGCAGTATATCGAGCGAAACCTGTTCGTAGTCCGTTCTAAATTCCTGTCCAGCCAGTTGAAGAACTTCGTCAAGACCGGACCATCATGGAAAGCCAAGGAAGGCACCAAGGACGACTTGGTAATGTCTTGCGTGTTGATGTGTCACATGATCGATGAACTGCGATCACAAGAGCCCGATCTGGACGATTATGTTCGTCCACTACTGGACGACTATGATCCGGATGACATGGATCACCCGGATAACCAGCCGATGCTGCCGATCCTTTAGTCTTCCCACTCTTCCAGAGCGTAGGCCACGATCTCTTCGCGAGTGACCGGTAGCGTCACGCCCATCGATGTCATCGCGGCCATGAACGCATCCACGGCACGGGTCACATGGTGCTCCTCATCGGCATGGTAGGTAAGCGCATCGATCAGTGTCTTGAGTTCTGGGGTCATGGTGATCTCCTATTCGGTCGCCATACCACGGGCAAAAAAGATAGTCAACCCTCTTGATCCGGGCTGACGCGGATCGATATACCAAGCTTAGTGAGGAACCACACATGGCAAGAACCACAAAATCTGTTGACAAACCTACCGTCCCCAAAGCACCTCGGGCCCCCAAGAAATCCACAACCGAAAACAAGGTCGCAGCACCCGAGCCGGTGCTGACCGTGACCGAAGTCCCCCCTGAAGTCGTGGAGGAGTTTCTGCCGCTTGGCGATGACCTTCCCAGCTTCAGCGACCGCATGGCGGCACTACTCGATTCCATTGAGCGTGAGGATGGATACCCGGTTGTTCCGGTGGTCACACCTTCCATCGCGGAGTCCAGCACCCCGGTCGAATCACTCCCAGTCGTTGACGACACTGCCCTGAACCAGGCACAAGATACCTCCGAAGAAGAGCCCGATACCGTTGAGATGATCAGCGAAGCCATCGATCTCCTGACAGACTTTGGTGGTGTGCCTGAGACCGCTTCCGATCCCGTGATGGGTCACCCCGTGATCGGCGCTATCTATGTGAAAACGTTGGATCATCACGAGGGTTTGCCGCTGCCAGAATACAAATCTGATCTGGCCTCCGGCTTCGACTTGATCGCGGCGAACTATGAGCCTATCTACCTAAATAGTATGGGGTCATCCGTAGAAGTGCCGACCGGCATTTGTGTGGAAATCCCTGCTGGCTACGAGGGCCAGGTCAGACCCCGGTCTGGTCTTGCTCGCAAGAATGGTATCATCGTTTCCAACACGCCTGGAACGATTGATGCTGACTACCGAGGCGAGATCATCGTCCTTCTCACGAACCTGACCGGTGGTCGGTTCAAGATTGAGAGAGGGATGCGGATCGCGCAAATGGTCATCTGCCCGGTTGTTCGGGGCATTCTCACCAAGGTCGATGAGCTTGGTGTCACCGAACGCGGAACGAATGGCTTCGGCTCTACTGGTGTGAACTAACAAGCACTACCCAAAACCAAGAATAACAAACCAAAACCAAACCAACCCAAGGACTAACATCATGGCAAGACTTACACTAGGCGGCGTCCGTAAAGCCGTAAAAGAAAACGGACCCGGCAGCAACTTCGAGAACCAGTTCTGGTCCCCCATGGACAACCTGGACATCGGACAGTCCGCAACTCTGCGCTTTGTCCCCTTCGAGGACCCGGTTTCTGGAGCTTTCTGGGTGATCCAGAAGACGCTCAAAGCAACCTTCACCAGCCCGACCAACGACGCCGAGCAATGGACTGTTCGCATTCCCTGCTTGGAACAGTATGTTCCGCCCGCCGAAGCCAAGTGCCCGGTGGCTGACGTGGTTCGCGAAGTCTTCAAAGAGGCTGACGAACTGATCGACGCTGGCAACTCTGAAGAGGGGGAACGGATCAAGAAGGTCGCACTGGCCCACTGGATCAACTACTCCTACATGTATCAGGGCTTTGTCGTCAAGGGCGGAAACAACCCACCGAACCCGGACACCCTGGTTCCGATGCGGTTCCCGAAATCCTGCCACACCAAGGTCTACAACAGCGTCATGTCTGACGATGGCCTGGCCGATCTGCCGTGCGGATCGTTCGACCTCCCGGACGTGCAGGCGCTGCTGGACGGACGCCTGCCCGATGACATGACCGAAGAGGAGTTCCTGAAGCTCTTCAAGGGCCGTCACTTCATCGCGAAGAAGACCAAGAAGGACAAGTTCAACAACTACGACGATTCCAACTGGGATATGAATGGTTCGGACGACTTGACCGATGGTCAGCTTGCGTATCTGGCAGAGAATGGTCTGATCGATCTTCGGAAGTTCCTGACCGAGCGCCCGACCGAAGAGCAATACGAGCTTTACGTCGAACTGATGCGGCTCAGCCTGGACGCGGCGCTGAACGGC